AACTGCTACGGCGGTTATGGTTTGATTCAATGGACATCTGCTAATCGTTATTATGGATTGGGTGATTTTGCTAAGAAGTATGGTGGTTCTCCATCATCACTTCAAACGCAACTTCGTTATCTAACAAATGAAGTTCAATGGCAACGAATTGAGGAGAAGATGAAAACTCCTGGTAAATCAATTAATCGTTACATGGACTATGCGTACAGTTGGATTGGTTGGGGGCATCATGGTGCTCGCACATCTTATGCCTATGAATATGCTTCCAAACTGATCTCAGTAGAAGTCTAATACAATTTAATAGTTGAGGGGTCTTGACATATGACCCCTCTTCGTCTTATAATAATTAAATGCGGGTATAGTTTAGGGGCAAAATGCTATCCTTCCAAGTTAGAGTCATCGGTTCAATTCCGATTACCCGCTTTCTTAACCAAATCTTAGTTGACAAATCACAATAAGTAACTTAAGATGCCATTGTCTTAAGATTTGTTTAAGGCATATTAAATAACGAAGATTTGCGTTGTTGTAAATCTTCACATTATCGTTTAGTACAAAAAAACAAAGTTTATGAAAATCAAACAACTGATGCTTGCACCTGTTGCTCTTGGTATGCTTACCCCTGTTGCACAAGCAGCAGACCTTAATATGTCTGGGGTTAATCAATACGCATCCGCACAACAAGTCACAAGCGTCACACAGTTCTCTGATGTTCAACCTTCAGATTGGGCTTATCAAGCACTCTCCAATTTGGTTGATCGTTATGGTTGTGTTGCAGGATATCCTAATGGCACCTTCCGTGGTGGCAAAGCACTCACTCGTTTTGAGGCAGCAGCTCTTCTGAACTCTTGCCTTGATCGTGTAACCGAAACCACAGATGAACTCAAAAAACTTCTTGCTGAGTTTGATACAGAACTAACAATTCTGACTGCTCGTGTGGATGGTCTTGAGAACAAAGTTCGTACCCTTCAGGCACAACAATTCTCTACCACCACTAAACTGTCTGGTGAAGCAAGTATGATTCTTGGTGGTGTACCTAACTACACTGCTGCTGGTGTTAAAGGTTATGGTAACACAACCTTTAATTATGACCTTCGTATCAACCTGGATACATCATACACTGGTCAAGATTTGCTGCGTACTCGTCTGCGTACTGGTAATTTTTCCAAGTATCCTTTCGGCACTTCCTCAAACAACATCTTCAAACTTGATAAAGCAGAAGATTGGAACAATGCAGTCTATATTGATCGTCTGTACTACCAGTTCCCTGTCGGTAAGAACCAAGCAACTAAGTTGACTATCGGTGCTCTGGTTCGTAACACTGAGATGGCATGGATTCCAACTGCATATAAGTCAAACGTTCTTGATGTGTTTGCTGTTGGTGGTGCTGGTGCTGTCTACAACAAGGCAACTGGTCAAGGTGTTGGTCTGCAATGGAAGCAACCTGTTGCTAAAGGCAAACCTGGATTTGTCTTTAATGCAAACTATGTTGTCAATGGTTCTGCCGTAAACAGTTCTAATACAACTTGTACTGCTGGTTGTAAGAATGGTGCATCGGGTTCTGATAGTTCCTATGGTGTCTTTAATTCTGAGTCTGGCATCAATATGATGGCACAGGTTGGTTATAAGGCTCCTCAATGGGGTGCAGCAGTTGGTTATCGTTATGGCACTACTCAAACTGGTGTTCGTGATGGTAATGGTGTTGCAGGTAGTGCTCTTGGTCTTGGTCAGTATTCCAATGCTGTTGCTGTCAATGCTTATTGGCAACCCAAGAAAACTGGTGCAGTTCCTTCAGTTAGCGTAGGTTATGCTTATAACTTCGTTGAAGGTAACTCCACTTCTACTGGTGCAACTGCTCAGAAACAAGCACAATCTTCCCGTTCTTGGATGGTTGGTCTTCAGTGGGATGATGCTTTCATCAAGGGCAATGCTGCTGGTGTTGCTTTTGGGCAACCTGCAAACTCTGAGGGTGCTTCTGGTAGCAATCCTTGGTTGGTTGAATGGTTCTACAAGTACCAAGTATCTGATAACATCTCAGTTACTCCTGCTCTGTTCTATGCATCTGGTTCAAGCAATTCAACCACGAATGCTGCTGCACAACCTATGTTCAATGGTTTGGGTGGTGTAATTCAGACAACCTTCAAGTTCTGATAACCTCTAAGGTATAAGATCCATTTATCCCCCGCAAGGGGGATTTTTGGTATTTCGTCATTTATAAATACTTGAAAAGTATAGTATAATGGAAAAGTTGTTTAAACAATTGAGTGATGCTCAGGCATCTCTTTTTGTTCTATTCCAAAAGACTTGGATTTATCACTGGGATGTTGTTGGTCCTGATTTTCAACAACTTCATACTCTCTTCGGTGGACAGTATGAAACCATGTTTGAAGAGATTGATACTCTTACAGAGCACATGAGATATTTGGGTATGAAACCAGTCAGCACTCTTACCAGAGTTGTGGAAGTTTCAGAAATCAAAGAAGCACAAAGTTCAATTGGTGCTAATGGAATGATTACTGATTTGCTTGATAGCAATAAGAAACTCATTGAGATACTTACAGCAATATCGGAAGAAGCAGATAGTCAAAAGCAATATGCAACTTCAAACTTAGTTCAAAGTTTTATGGAAACACACGGTAAATTTGTTTGGATGTTGAGGTCTTTTCTAGAATAAAAATTAATGTTATAATTAAAATACTTGACGAATTTAAAAGGATGAATCAAAATGTTAAAGGTCAGATGCAAAATGTGCAACAAAGAATTGCACTCACATCCAACACAAACTAAATGTTGTGGATGCGACAATTTAACCACAGTAAAAGATGATAAAATTACTGCATTGGATTTGAATTTGGTAGAACTAATATCAAAACCAAATCAAAAAAATAATTCTTCTTCTGTTTTTACAAAAGAAGATCTTGCTTATCAAGAAGCAAGAAGAAACCGTAAAGTTAGAAAAATGGAGTTTGAAATTAAATGAGTTGGGAATCCCCAAATCTATCCAAAGGTGATATTGAATTACTTACAATTGCATTGGATGAATATCTTTATGCATCAAATTTAGAAATTCCAGATGTGCCTAAAATGGAAAAAATGTTGCATCGTTTGGAAGATCATTTAGACAAATTTTAATAACTATTATTATCTTATTAATACAAAATAAATGGATCAACACACCTACAATAATTGGGTGAAAATTAAAGAAACATTTGAAATGTCTGGAAATATAAAAAATATGTTTTATATAAGAGCATGTGAAATTATTAAAACCAGAAAAGACCCTTTTGCTAAATTTTTTGGTGATAATAAATGAAAATAAAAGACTATGGAAAAATATGTTCTAAAGAAACAGTAGAAGTATTGCAAAAAAGCATTAATGGTTTAATATTAAATAATCCAATCAGACAAACTTATTGGTTGCCAATTAATAGAAATCCAAAAAATAATATAGAAAATTTTATAATAAAAACATTTAATTTGTATTTTTCGGAAATTAATAAAAAATCTGTTGCTGGATTCGAATGGTGGGTTCAAACTAAAGATTATATAAACCAAGATTCTTGTAATGGACAATTATCACCAATATTGCATTTTGATTGTGATGAAGATAAAAATATGTTTGAAAACATAATTATCAGTCCATTAGGATGCACAATAACCTATTTGACAAATACAAAAAATAGTCCAACTTTTATTACAAATGTTGAAACAACAGGACAAAAAACATATTATCCAGAACTACCAACAGAAATAATCTATTCATATCCTGGTGAAGGTAAATTTCTTACATTTGATCCAAAATATCTTCATGGAATTGGAAAAACAAAACAAATTAGAACAACTTTACTTTATAATATTTGGAATTATCAAGTTAGTGATACAGTAAACAATTTTTTTAATGAAGATTTAATTAATTTAGAAGTCATTAAAAACAAAGAAAAAAATATAAAAAAATATAACGGACCATTTGAATACGTTAATATAAACATATTTGAAATTCCAATGAAAGTAAAAAAACCTTCAGAATATAAATTTTATGATAGTTTTCATGTAAATTTGTAAAAAACATTGACAGACCTTTTAATAACTGATATAATAACTTTATATTAATGAAACGAATGGAAAAGTTTACAGTAGAAGAATTTCAAAAAGACTTTGATGATCTATTAGAAAGAGTAGAAAATGGAGAGTCTTTTATAATCACCAGTGAAGGAAAAGAAGTGGTCATAATGCCTGCCGAGGATTATGAATATATTGTAGATACAGTTGATGGTATTGTGGATGAAGAAGTCATACGTATCCACACGGATCACGAAGAAGGTTCGTGAGTTTTTGGGAGTATAGCTTAATGGTAGAGCGACCTGCTTATAACGGGTTGGTCTGGGTTCAATTCCCAGTATTCCTATCAACTTTAAATTTAAAATAAATAATTTAAATTTGAATTAAAGAAAATGTCTAGGAAAAAAACAACTATTGTTGAAACTGAAGAAGGTACTGTAGAATCCGAAACTACAGAAGTGGATGGTGTTGTAACTGAAGATGTTTATATGTCAAAATATGATAAAAAAATAGATATTATAATTCAAGATCTTCAGACTCGTCTTACTGAAACTGAGTTAACACTTTCCAAATTGATTGGATTTTTAAACGGAAAATTTCCAATTGAACTTTAATTTATAAATTGATAGTCACGGAGAGACTTTAAAAGTACTGGTCGGGACCCCCTCGAAGTCACGGATGGACTATAACAGAACTGGTGGAGTCATATGACCCTATTGTGAGTTTACAATCTCTCTAAAGGATTGTTGGTGCGGATGGGATACTCTCCCCGCCTGGTTTCCAATTTCCAGTTAAAGAATTGGTGGCGTGCATGAAAGACCTAAAGGGAGAGTTGCATAAACTCTCCTTTTTTGGTATAATAAAATAAAATTATTTTTATATATGAAAGTTGGTTTTAATTGTAGTTCGTTTGATTTGTTCCATGCTGGACATGTCACAATGCTTAAAATGGAAAAAGAATTGTGTGATTATTTAAAAGTTGCACTTCAAGTTGATCCAACAATTGATCGTCCTGGAATTAAAAATAAACCAGTACAATCTGCTTATGAACGTTATGTTCAACTTCAAGGATGTAAATATGTTGATGAAATTCTTGTATATGAAACAGAAGAAGATCTTCTCAATTTGATTCAATCTCAAACAATTCATATACGATTTTTAAGTGAAGAGTATAAAGATAGAGATTTTACCGCAAAACAATATTGTATTGATAATGGAATAGAATTGTTCTTTCATTTGAGAAGGCATAAGTATTCTTCAACTGAAATTAGAAATAGAGTTCATTATCTTGAAGAGCAAAAAAGATTAAAACATTCAGAAGAAAATGTAATAGAACAATATTCTCCAGAAATTTTAGAAAAATATTCTATTAAAGATAATTAATTATGACAATTTTAGTAACTGGTGGGTGTGGATTTATTGGTAGTAATTTTATTCACCATTTAAGAAAAAGAACAAGTGAAAAAATCATTTGTATTGACAAAATGACTTATGCTGCTGATTATGGAAATATTTCAGGTCTAGATATTGATTTGTATCCACTTGATATTAATCATTCAGATTATGTATTTGGACAAAATAAAATTAAAACCATTTATCATTTTGCTGCAGAAAGTCACGTAGACAATTCAATTAAAGATTGTTCTGAATTTGTTAGTACGAATATTAATGGAACAATTAAACTTTTAACTCTTTCAATGAAATATGAGGTGGAAAAGTTCATTCATATTTCTACTGATGAAGTTTATGGTTCAATTGATGAAGGTAAATTTACAGAAACAACAACTTATAATCCAAGAAATCCATATTCAGCATCAAAAGCAGCAAGTGATCATTTTGTAATTTCGTTTTATAACACTTATGGATTGCCAGCAATCATTACAAATTGTTCTAATAATTATGGACCAAGACAACACGAAGAAAAGTTAATTCCAAAAACAATTAAAAATTTAATGATGGGAAATAAAGTTCCTATCTATGGTGATGGTGAACAAATTCGTGATTGGTTATATGTTCAAGATCACTGTGAAGCAATTTCAGTTGTAGCAGAGAAGGGGAAGTTTGGAGAAAAATATAATATTGGTGGAGAATGTGAAGTCAAAAATCTTCAATTAATAAAAAAGATTCTTGATATTATGGGAAAAGGAGAAGATATGATAGAATACGTACAAGACCGTCCAGGGCATGACCGTAGATATTCGACTGATATTACTAAAATTAAAACAGAACTTGGTTGGTCTCCTAGATTTAATTTAGAACAAGGATTGGAAAGCACAATTAAATGGTATGAATGCAATAGAAACTAATCTGAAAGATGCTTATGTCATCACAAATAAAAAGTTTGAGGATGCTCGTGGTTTCTTTATGGAGTCTTTTAATTTAAAAGAATTTGAAAAAATTGTTGGAGAATGTAATTTTGTCCAAGATAATCATTCAAAATCATCTAAAGGAGTTTTGAGAGGTCTTCACTATCAAATTGAACATGCTCAAGGAAAACTTGTTCGTTGTATTTCTGGTGCAGTGTTTGATGTGATTGTTGATTTGAGAAAATTATCTCCATCATTTGGAAAATGGTTTGGAATTAAATTATGTGAAAATAATTTACAATTGTGGGTTCCTCCTGGTTTTGCTCATGGATTTTATACTTTAACTGATACTGCAGAGTTTTGTTATAAAACCACAGATTATTATTATCCAGAATATGATAGGACTCTTCTTTGGAATGATAGTGATCTAGGAATTGAATGGGGACTTGATAATGAACCAATTCTTTCCGATAAAGATATAATTGGAAAAACTTTTAAGGAGTGTGAAAAATATGAATAAAATTTCTGTTTATGGATCTACTGGATTTATTGGTGAGGCATTTTGCAATCTTTATCCTGATGAAGTTTTCAAAATTCCAAGAGATTCAAGACCACCAGTAACAAAAGATATTCTCTATTTTATTAGTACAACTACAAATTATAATGTTTATGAAGATCTCAATATTGATATCAATACAAACTTGAATGTTTTAATGGATGTTCTTCATTACTGTAAAGATAAAAATATTGTTTTTAATTATGTGAGTGCTGGATTTGTTTATGGTCCAGATATTATCGATGCAAAAGAAACAGATAATCCAGATCCAAGAGGATTTTATTCTATTACAAAGAGAACGGCAGAACAACTTCTTATTTCTTTTTGTAATACTTTTGGTGTTAAATATCGGATTATGCGTTTAGCTAATCTTTATGGAACTGACAAAACTGTATCACCAAAGAAAAATGTTCTTGGATATATGGTTTCTTTAATGAGACAAAATAAAGATATTACTCTTTATGATAATGGTGAAGTTCTTCGAGATTATATGCACGTAGATGATGTTTGCCGTGCTTTGAAACTTGTAATGGATAACGGAAATACAAACGAAATTTATAATATTGCAAGTGGAAATCCAATTCAATTTAGAACCATTATTGAAAAACTTAAAGAAAAACTTAGTAGTGAAAGTAAATTAATTGATATTGAAACCCCAGAATTTTACAAAATGGTTCAAGCAAAGAATTTTTCTTTAAATGTAGATAAACTTAAATCCCTTGGATTTGATCCAAAGTATACTTTGGATGAAGGATTGGATATTTTATGCTATAATACATAATATAGGAGTTTGATATTTTTATGAGTCAATACATTAAAAAGGCACTTGTTCTTGGTGCTGGTGGTTTCATTGGAAGTCACATGGTCAAAAGGTTAAAAAGTGAAGGTTATTGGGTTCGTGGTGTTGATGTAAAACTACCAGAGCATTCAAAAACTTTAGCAGATGAATTTATTTTAGGAAATTTAACTGATCAACTTTTTACTGAAAAAGTCATTGAATATAAAGGAGACAAAGGTAACTTCTATCATTCAGTTCCTTATCGTTATATTCAATCATTTGATGAGATCTATCAATTTGCTGCTGATATGGGTGGAGCTGGATATATTTTTACTGGAGATCATGATGCTGATGTAATGAATAATTCGGCAAAAATAAATTTGAATGTATTATCTTCAGTTAAAGATTTGAATGAAAGAATTGGAAAAAATAAAACCAAAATTTTCTTTTCTTCCTCTGCTTGTATGTATCCTGAGCACATTCAATTAGATCCAAATAATCCTGGTTTAAGGGAAAATGATGCATATCCAGCAGGACCAGATAGTGAATATGGATGGGAGAAACTCTTTTCAGAACGTTTGTATTTTGCTTATCATAGGAATTACGGTATTCCTGTACGTGTGGCTAGATACCACAATATTTTTGGACCAGAAGGAACTTGGACTGGGGGAAAAGAAAAATCTCCAGCAGCAATTTGTCGCAAAGTCGCAGAACTTCCAGAAGAAGGAGGAACTGTTGAGGTCTGGGGTGATGGAGAACAAACTCGTTCATTCCTTTATATTGATGAATGTATTGAAGCAACTCGTCGTTTAATGGATTCTAATTTTATTGAACCAGTTAATATTGGTTCTGAAGAAATGGTAACCATTAATAAATTGGTTGATATTGTTGCTAAAATTTCTGGAAAAAAAGTTAAGAAACAATATAAATTAGATGCACCTCTTGGTGTTCGTGGACGTAATTCTAATAATGATTTAATTCGTAAAGAATTGAACTGGGACTATGAAATGTCACTTGAAGAAGGAATTTCTAAAACCTATAATTGGATTAATGATAAAGTAAACCCATTTGTAAGCAGTTTTGCTTATTCGCAAGCATATTAATTAAGGAGAAAAAAAATGATTGAAAACTTTTCTTGGTCTGATAATAGAAGAGAAGATTGGAGAGATTATGTTCGTTCTTTGGAAGATGATAATCTAAGTGAAATTCTTGGAGCAATTCCATCAGGATGGAATGTACCACCAAAAAGTCATAATGAATTTATAATTTGGTTGATGAATAGAATTGATCCAAAATTGACTGTAGAACTTGGTGTTGATTGGGGATATTCGTCTTTTATGCTTGCTTTGAATACAAAGAATAAGGTTGTTGGTATTGATTGTTTTGATATTTCAAAACATAGTTTAAGAAAAGATGATGACTATCAATTTGTTGTGGACATAAAAGAAAAATTAAAACTTAATAATTTAGAAATTATTAAAGGATATTTTGATGATGTAGCAAAAACTTGGGATGAAGAAATCAATCTTCTTCATATTGATGGTCTTCATGATTATGATAATTGTAAGAATGATTGCTATACTTGGACTCCATTTTTAGAAGAAAAAGGTGTTGTATTGTTTCACGATACTGTTTCAAATCCAAATGATGTTGGATTATTCTTTTCTCAACTTGAACTTCCAAAAGTGAACTTTACTAATTCTTGTGGATTGGGAGTTGCTTCAAATGATGCAGAATTAATTGAAGAAATTAAAAAAACATTTAAATTATGATTAAACTTATAATCCTTGATGTGGATGGTGTTCTTACTGATGGCACCAAATATTATGATCATGATGGGAAAGTAGTTCTTAAACTTTTCTGTGATAAGGATTGGACTGCAATTAAAAGGTTTCGTGCTATTGGAATTCCAGTTGTTTTTATAACTGGTGATCCTTATAATGAGATTATTCTTAAGAATAGAAATCTTCCTGTTGTAGTGAATCGTGGCGAAGGATTTCATAAAGATAAAGTAAATTATCTTACAGAAATTCTTGACGATTACAATTGTCTTGCAGAAGAAGTTCTTTATCTCGGAGATGATCTTTTTGATGTCAATATTATGAAATCAGTAGGACATCCTTATTGTCTTTTGGATTCTCCAATAATTGTAAAACAGAATTCAAATACACTTTACTGTAAAGCAGGTGAAAATGTTATTATGCAATTATTTGATCAATTGGAAATTGATGGAGTAATTCCTGTTGTTCCTTATGATGAAGTAATGACTAAAATTTATGAACTTGACTTGAAGGAAAAGTTTTGATGAAAGACATTTCACTTTATGGTCATTTGACTATTGATACGATTCTTGTTGGTGGTACTGAAAAGAAAAGTTTAGGATCAATGGCAAATGTTTGGAAATCGTTGCTTGAGATTGATTCGACATTAAATATTGGACTCTCTCCGATTGATGTAGGTCAAGCACTTGTTTATATTGATAAACCAGCAGCGCAAAGATATTCAAAGGCAAACTTAAATCTTGTGCAACACAAAGCAAAGATTTTTGAATCAAAAGTTCATCATCTCATCTATCTAAATGAGATGTCTATTTATGATTTTATTCCTGCTCTGGATGGTATTATCACTGCAGATACATGTCCTGGAAAATCATTGAATAAAGATTTACTTAAGTATGTTGATTATCTCTTCATTTCTGATGAAGATATTGATGGGGATTTATCTGATTATGTAAACGCAACAAAAGGATATGTAGTACTTCATAGTTCGTCAGGAAGCGTTGTATCAAATGGAAAGAATGAATTCTTCTATAAACTACCAGAAGAATTTATACTAAAGGGAGTGAACGTTCTTGGTGCTGGTGATACATTTGCTTCTTGCTTCTTATATAAATTACTAAGGAATGTGGGAGACATCCATAACTGGATTGAATTTGCTCATTTAAAAACGACTGAAATTATTAGGAATTCAATATGAAACCAAATGTTCTTGTTCCGATGGCGGGACTTGGTAGTAGATTTATTAAAGAAGGATTTAAAGTACCAAAACAGTTAATCAATATTAAAGACAAACACTTAATTGATATTTCACTTGACTGTTTGAATTATGAAGATTGCAATTTAATTTTTGTGGTTAGAGATGAAACTGTCTATAATTTCCATATTGATGAACTTCTAAAGAAAAAGTTTGGTGAAGATATTAAGATTGTGATTCTTGATAAACTTACTGATGGATCTGTGTGTAGTTGTTTGTATGCAGAGGAGTATATTGATAATGATGCACCTCTTGTGATTCATACTCTGGATATTGAATTTCGTCCAGTATTTGATCCACATACTATGAATGATTTGGATGCAGATGGACTCCTTTTGACATTCAAATCAAACTCTGCAAACTATAGTTATGCCGATGTTGATCAAGATGGATATGTAAAGAGAACTGCCGAGAAGAAAGCAATTAGTTCTAATGCTTGTGTGGGAATTTATGGATTTATGAAAGGATCCGATTTCTGTAAGTATGCTAGAGAAATGATTGCAAAGGATATTAGAACCAAGAATGAGTTCTACATTGCACCTTTGTATAATCTTCTTATTGATGATGGTAAAAAGATTGTCACCTCAGATGTAAATAAAATGCATGTATTTGGAACTCCTGATGAGTTTCATTTTTACAAAGAAAATGTTATTCGTAAGATTGGTGATAAACCAATTGCAATTTGCTCAGACCATTCTGGATTTGAAGCAAAAGAAGAATTCAAGTATATTCTTGAAAACCATAATCTTGAGTATATTGACTTCGGTACAATACTGAATAAAGACTGTGATTATAGAGATTACATTGCACAGGCAGTTAAGGCAATTGCCGAACGTGATTGTAATTATGGATTTGGTTTTTGTAGAACTGGCCAAGGTGTAAACATCTGTGCTAACAAGTATAAAGGTATTCGTTCAGCATTGATTTATGATGAGTTTGCTATGGAAATGGCCATTCGTCATAATTGTGCAAACTTCTTTGCAATTCCTGCAAAAGATTATACTATTGAAAAAATGGATAAGTATTTGGAAATATGCTCTACTCATAGTTTTGATGGTGGTCGTCATCAGGTTCGTATTCAGGAGTTGGAAAAATGATTCAAGCAAATATTGTTGACTTTAAATTAGGATGGTTTGTTGGGAACTTTGAACCATCTATTTTCAAAAATCCATTTTTTGAAGTTGCACATCATAAACATAAAAAAGGATGTGAAACATTTCCTCATTATCATGCAGTCACCAATGAACTTAACTACATTGTAAAAGGTGAACTAATAGTATCTGGAAAGCATTTGAATGCAGGTAATATGTGGATTTATGAACCAAAGGAAATTTCTGATGTTGAGTTCTTGAGTGATGTTGATCTTATAGTAGTGAGATGGCCATCTATTCCTTCGGATAAGTATATAATATGAAACTGATAGCACATAGAGGAAATATCTCTGGGTCAAATCCTTTAGAAGAAAATAATCCAGAATACATTGAAGCAGCAATTGTAGATGGATATGATGTTGAGATTGATGTAAGATGTGAAGATCATCAGTTTCATTTGGGACATGATGAACCACAATATTATGTTCCTATGACTTGGTTAGTTAAAAGAAAAGATAAACTTTGGATTCATTGTAAAGATTTTGAATCTTTGGATATTTTTTGTAATACTCCAATAGATTTTAACTTTTTTTGGCATGAAAACGATAAGTATACTTTGACTAGTAAAGGTTATATTTGGACTTATCCTGGACAATTATTTGGAAATAATTCTGTTATTGTAATGCCAGAATTATTTGACTTGCCAAATAACCAAGATAATGATACAGTAGCATACAGCAAAAGATTTTTTGCTGTATGCAGTGATTGTGTGAAAAAATTTAAATGACATCTACGATTTCCCCAGTATTTAAAGAATTAAAACAATATGATAAAATTAATGTTATAGATGTTGGATCTGCAAGAGCATCTTTTTTGGTAGAATTGGAAAAATTTTTTGATCTAAAAAATGTTTATTCTATAGGAATTGATCCAATTGATTATGGAGTAGAATCTTATTATGATAAGTTTTATCGTGTTTGTCTAGATGACGTTGAAACTCCCCAAAAGCAAATATTTTATAATGATGATCAATCCTCCTCACTGCTTTCTTCCAAAGGTGAAAAAATTGGTTTGGTTGACATTTTAAATATCAATAGCATTATCGATGTTGATATACCAGAAAATATTATACATTTTATTAAAATAGATGCAGAAGGAAAGGATTTGTCTATTGTAAAATCTTTATCAAAACAAAATTTAAACAGAACAAAATTTATTGCAATAGAATGTCCAAATAAAATTCCAAGATATGATGGAGAATATATTAAAAAAGATTGTATTGAATATTTTAATTCTATAAATTTTGAATTTTTTTATGAATACGATACTAATATTGAATCTTGGAACAAATCAGATTTGAGTGATGTCGTTTTTATAAACAAACGAGAATTATGAAAGTAGCATTATGTTTATCCGGCCAACCAAGAGTAGTTGACATTGGGTTTCAAAAACTAAACCAATCAATTCTTCAGTACAATGATGTTGATGTGTTCATTCATACTTGGTTTGATCCTGAAAATCTTAGTACAAATTCTGTCATTCCTGGCAGAGAATCTCATAGGTTAGATCCTCAAGCAATTGATAAATTGGTTCATTATTATCAACCAAAACGCATTATGGTTGAGAAACCAAAAAAGTGGTCAAAGAGATATGAGTTTCCTGATAAGGTTTTCACACATTCGCATACTTGGGCACTTGAAGTTCCTTCTGGATTAGAAGTAGCAAAGGATTACATTTGTGATACTACAAATAGTATGTTCTATAGTATTATGATGTCAAATCTTTTGAAAGAACAGTATTCAACAGAAATCGGAATTGAATATGATTTAGTAATTCGAAATAGAATTGACTATTCTCCTCATGTAATGCTAAAATTGAATGAGATTTCAATAGATGATTGTACACTAATATATCAAGATTTATATCAACCTGATGGTATGATTAGTGATTGGTTTGGTATGGGATCAACAAACACTATGAATGTTTTTTGTGGAGTATACAATCAAATAAGCCAACTCATCCGACAATCAAATGAAGTTGATGGATATTGGTGTAATGAACTTCTTCTTAAACATCATATCAAAAATAATAAAATTAAAACAAATCCTATAGACTATCAAGTTCACTATTAACATGAAGAAAGCACTTATTACCGGAATTACCGGACAAGATGGATCATATCTTGCAGACTTACTTTTGAGTAAAGGATATGAAGTTCATGGAATTATTCGTAGAAATTCAACATCAGATTGTACTGATAGAATTAATTATCTTTTAGGTAATCCTAAGATCACTTTGCATTACGGAGATCTAACTGATTTCTCAAATATTACATCCATCATTCAAGAAACTCGTCCTGATGAGATCTATAATCTTGCAGCACAAAGTCATGTAAAAGTATCTTTTTCCAATGCACTTTATACTGCTGATGTAGATGCTTTAGGTGTTTGTCGTATTCTTGAAGCACTACGAATTCTTGGCATGATTAATACGACCAAGTTTTATCAGGCAAGCACTTCAGAAATGTATGGTCTTGTTCAAGAAATTCCTCAACGTGAAGGTACAAAATTTCATCCAAGATCTCCTTACGGTGTAGCAAAACTTTATGCTCATTGGATTACTAAAAACTATCGTGAAGCATATGGTCTCTTTGGATGTAATGGTATTCTCTTTAATCATGAGAGTCCTCGTCGTGGAGAAACTTTTGTGACTCGTAAGATCACTAAAACTCTTGCAGAGATTAAGAATGGTAAACGTAGTCTACCATTGGAACTTGGCAATATGGATGCAAAACGTGATTGGGGACATGCAAAAGATTATGTGGAAGCAATGTGGTTGATGCTTCAGCATAACACTCCTGACGATTATGTTGTTTCTATGGGGCAACAACATTCTGTTCGTGAATTTGTTGAGATTTCATGTAAGCACATTGGATTTGATATTGAGTGGAGTGGTAAAGGTGTAGAGGAGATTGCAACAATTAAAGGAACTGATAAAGTTTTGGTAAAAGTTAATCCTGAATTCTATCGTCCTGCAGAAGTTGATTCTCTTGTTGGAGACCCTACTTATACCAAGAATAAGATTGGTTGGAATCCTAAGTATTCTTTTGCCGATCTTGTAAAAGAAATGTGTGATGGTGATATGGAGGCAACAAGGTGAAGAAAAAGATTGTATTTTGGGTAGAAAATAAACCATATCAAACTTTTTCTTACATCTATGCTGGAATGAAAAAAGCATTTGAAAGATTGGGTTGTGAAACATATTGGTTTAGTGATTCTAATTATCCTTCCAAATTAGAGTTTGATTACTCGGATTGTATTTTTTTTGTAGATAATCAAGGTCCACTTGACTGGAATGTTCCTGTTATTGATACTGGAATTTATTTTTCTTATGATAAATTTACAAATGTAGATAAGTATCTTGGTAAGGTCAAGTGTCTTGTGAATTATCGAGTTGCTGAATTCAAAAAACCAATTCCAGATGGTGATAGGTATATTGAAGTTGAAAAAGGAGTTACTTTTGATACTCAAGCACCAGAACCTTATAATGTTGTTTATTTTAGTTGGGCAACTAATTTACTTCCTGATGAAATTAATTTTGATTGGGTCAATAAACAGAGAAATAATGAATATAATTTTGTTGGTACTATTCATTCTCCTCGCCCAAATTCCAAACCTCTTCATCAAGATTTTATTGATATTGTAAAAAATAAAAATATTACATTCAATCATTATAATCCTAATATTAATCCTGCGACTGATCAGGAACATATTAGGATTCTTCAAGAATCAATGTTTGTTCCAGATTTTAGACCACAAGAACAAAAAGATAATTGGTATGTTTCGTGTCGGGTTTTAAAGGCAATTAGTTATGGTTGTCTTACTGTTTCGGATTCTTTATATCTTAAACACTTTATTGATGATAGTCTGTTGGTTTCTGAAGATGCTCAAGAAATATTTGATCTTGGAATGAAAAATCAGTATAATAAAGATTTAATTGTACATCAAATGGAAATTGTAAAAAGAGATCATACTTATTTAAATAGGTGTAAAGGTATTCTTCAAATCGTAGAAAATATAAAATGAAAATTACAATTTTAGGATCTAGTGGACAGATCGGTGCCTACCTTTCAGGATATCTTCGCAATAAAGGTCACGTAGTCATTGATTTTGATAAGGTAGAAACACCAAATCATGATATGACTGTGATTCCCAATCAATATCTTGAGAATGCAATTGAGACTGCAGACTTTGTTTTCTTTCTTGCATTTGATGTAGGTGGATCACGTTATCTCAAAAAGTATCAACACACTTTCCAGTTTATTGATAATAATGCTCGTTTGATGGCAAATGCTTTTGGATATCTTCAAAAGTATAATAAGAGATTTGTCTTTGCTTCATCTCAGATGAGTAATATGAGTTACTCACCCTATGGAGTTCTCAAGAATGTTGGTGAACTGTATACCAAATCACTCAAAGGACTGATCGTTAAGTTCTGGAATGTTTATGGTATTGAAAATGATCACGAGAAAGCACACGTAATTACAGACTTTATTCGTAAAGGATTTGAGACTGGTGTGATTGATATGCTTACTGATGGACAGGAAGAACGTGAGTTTCTCTATGCTGAAGATTGTTGTGAAGCACTTGAATCTATTATGGAGAATTATACTGACTTCACTTCAGAAGATAATCTTCATATTACAAGTTACCATCCAACTAAGATTATTGATATTGCAAATATGATTATTGGACAATTTAATCTAATCGGTAAGTATAATGTGAAACTGCAACCATCTATTAAAAAAGATAGTGTTCAGATGGATAAAAAGAATCGTCCAGATATGTATTTTTCTGAGTGGTGGATTCCAAAAACTACTATTGAACAAGGAATTTCTAAAGTATTTAAAGAAATGGAGAAAAATTATGTTAGCATGTAATCAACTTGGTAATAATGGTAGACTTGGAAATCAAATGTTTCAATATGCTGCTTTAAAGGGCATTGCATATCGTAGAGGATTTGATTATTGCATTCCTCCTTTTGATGCACAAGGAATTGATAATTATGGACTTGGAGATGCTTTTGATATTAAATCTTTTACTGGTGTAGCAAATCTCCCATCAGTTGGAGAACCACATTTTCATTATAGTGAAGAGTTTCATAATACTTGTCCTGATAATGTAACACTGGTTGGATATTTTCAATCTGAAAAATATTTTAAGGAAATTGAAGAACAAATCCGTCAAGACTTTATCTTTAAAAAAGAATGGTCAGAACCTTGTTTACAATTTAAAAAAGAATTTGAGGGGCAGGAAATTGCTTTTCTTCATGTTCGTCGGGGAGATCCAAATCTTGTAGATCGCAGGGGATTTAAATGGGCTTATGTTAACTGTTCGGATCAGCATCCAGTCCAACCTTTAGAATACTATGAAGAAGCAATTAAACATCTTCCCGAGGATATGCCTATTCTTGTATTTTCGGATTCAATTGAATGGTGTAGGGAGCAAGAATTTTTTGCACCAGATCGGTTTATGTTATCTGAACCAGAAGATAAGTATTCTGATGGAGCCTTGGTTCCTTATACAGATTTGTGCTTGATGTCTCTATGTGACCATGCTATAATTGCTAATAGCAGTATGAGTTGGTGGGGTGCTTGGTTGATTCAAAATCCAAATAAAAAGGTCATTGCACCTAAGATGTGGTTTGGATCTGCTTATTCTCATCATAATACAAAAGACATTTATTGTGATGGTTGGGAGATTGTTTAATGATCTATGTTTCTGGATCTAATGGTTTAATAGGTAAAGAATTGGTTAAAAATATTAGTAATTATGTTCCAATTTCTTATCGCAATCAAGTTCCAGACATAGAATTTTTACCAAATTCTACTTTGGTACATTTATCCTCATCAATTACACCAAGGAACAATTTTGTAGATTTGGAAGCATCACTTCAAAATGATGTATTGATTCCTTTTCAAATTTTTCAAAATTATTTGAAAATAAATCCAAATGGAAAAATCATTTTTCTTTCTACTGCTGGTGATTTGCATAGTTCTGAATTTGATATTATAAGTGATGAAAATTCATTGCCAAATCCAAAATCAATTTATGGCACACACAAATTGCTTTTGGAAAATTATATTAAATTACTTCATAAGACAAATAATTTTACAAGTATAATTTTTAGAGTCACTAATGTTTATGGTGGTGATCCTACACCAAACAGAGTAAATGGTTTAATAGATAAATTCATTGTAAGTGATAATATTACAATAACTTCAAATATTGAAGAATCTATTAATTTTATTCATATGAATGATTTGATTAGTTTATTGTTAAAATCGGTACAAACAAAATTAAGTGGGTATAATTTATTTTTGGTTGGTAGTTCTAGTTCTATTTCTATTCAAAAATTAATAAAGAAAATTCTTCTTTATGTTTCTCCAACTATTACATATAAAAATGAAAATTCAAAACCTTCATACATAAACATAGACACCACAAAAGTAAAAAAATATTTCAATTGGGAATGTGAATATTCAATTGATAGTGGTATAATTAAACAAGTAAAATCTTTGAAGTCATTATGAAAGTTGCTATTTCATTTTTTGGAACAGGAAATTATTTAAATTTTCTTCCAAATTGGTATGAGTCTATTCAAGATAATTTTCTTCCAGGAGTAGAAAAAAAGTTTATTGTATTTACTGATGGAGAAGGTGATTTTCCAGAAGATGTGACTAAAATAGAAACAGAACATTTTGGGTGGCCTGATGTTTTTTATAAAACGTTTGAAACAATTTTAAAAGCAAAAGATATCATCAGTGAATGCGATTGGTTTGTATCTATTGATGCTGATATGATAGTCAAACAATTTGTTTCTGTTGAAGAATTTTTAGATGATTCAAAAGATTATATTGGTGTCCATCATCCTTGTGCTTATTTGAAACTTAATCCTCATGATAAGTTTCCAGGATCTTTTGATGTCAATCCACTATCAAATGCTTGCATTACAGAAGATATGGATACTTCTGTTTATTATCAGGGGTGTTTGTGGGGTGGTAGAGTTCCAAAAATTATTGAAATGATGGAACTTTTAGACCAATGGACAAAAGAAGATAAAGAAAAAAATACCACACCAGTGTGGTATGAAGAATCATATTTCAATAAATTCTTCATTACAAATAAAGATAAAGTACATACACTTTCTCCATCATTTGCTTATCCAGAAGATTTTAAACAATATTGTGATTTTGAAGAAAAAATTACACATATCTCTAAAAATAATCAACAATATCATAATCAATAACTATGACTAAAAATTTATCAGTTTACTATCATATTTGGAGTCCTGGTGGAACGGATCTTTGGAAATTGATGGTAGACGAACAACTTAAAAGAATTTATCGCAGTGGTCTTCCAGAAAGTGCTTCTATTTACTGTGCAATCAATGGACCACAAGCAAACCGAATTGCTGAATACATTTCCATTTATGATTGGATAAGTATTCTTGATGTTTGTATTGATGAAAGTGAATACGAAGGATTTACTTTAAAAAGAGCATACGAAGAATCACATTTCAATCCAGATTTAAAAGCAGTTGCTTATCTTCATACAAAAGGCATTAGTCATATGTGTGGAGTTCGGGATCACTATTCTGATCGTAAGTTTAGAGCAGTGAATAGTTGGAGGCATCAAATGGAGTGGGGAATTCTTGATCGTTGGGAAGAAGCAGTAGAGAAACTTGACGAATATCAAGTTTCTGGTGTAAATTATTGTTTAGATCCTTGGCCCCATATGAGTGGAAACTTTTGGTGGGCACGAGCAGATTATATTAAAACTTTAATTCATCCTACAAGAGATAGATTTCCAAATGACAATAAAGATTTTGGACCAATTCAAAGAATGAATTATGAAAAGTGGATTGGATTGAATAATCCAAAATGTTTCAGTTTTTATAATGCTCCATTTAGTTATGATTTTAAAGGAATGATACCAGATGTACAACCAACTCCTCCAGGAGAACCACATTGGTTCTGGTTGTATAGAGACGACATTGAACCCTATTATAGAAAGGAAGGTAATTGATATGACTTTTGGATGCTTTCATACAGTATATGAAAACAAAAGAGCAACAGAGTTTATTTTACAAGAGTTTAGAAAATTTTATCCAGATGCTCCTTATACTTTAATTTGTGATGGTGGAGTAGATTACTCTGATCTTGCTACAAAATATAATTGCAAATATATTCATTCGTATATGCATATTGGCAGAAGAAATTCTGGGGATCCTTCTGGAATTTATGGATTTACAAAAGATGAAAGTCTTCATTGGATTCATATGTTTAGAGAGGCAGCAAGACACGTTAAAGAGAATGGTGGAACACATATGATTATGATGGAAGATGATGTTCTTACTCAAGGTGAAGTAAAAATTAATCCAATTTGGGAATGTGCTGGATTTGATGTTCCAGGAAATAAAATTGCTCCTGCTCTTTTAAAGTTTATTGAAGAAAAGTATAATGCAAAACCAAATGTTGATTGGTATGGTGCTGGTGGTGGAACCATTTATAATATTGAAACATTTTTAAATAACTATCATAAAATCTATGATTTTATTGACTTTGATTTTGAAAACATTCTAGAAAATATGGATTATAGATTTGGTTGGTTGGATCTTTATATGCAAATTGCTTATTTTGTAATTGGTAAACATTATTCAATTAATACAAATTTAACTGAAGTTTGGAAAACACCAAACTTTAGAGATAGTGAATTTACTCTTGTTCATGCTTATAAGGAATTATACTGATGAAAATTGCATTTATTGGACCTGGAATTATGCCCATTCCTCCTGATGGATGGGGAGCAGTTGAATCTTTAATTTGGGAAATTGCTTGTGAACTTGGAGAAATGGGTCATAGTGGGACAATTATTAATGATCCAAATTTGAATGAAATTATTAAAACAGTCCAACAAGATGAGTACGATTTCATTCATTTATTTTATGATGTTTTTCACCCAATTATGGATGAGATTAAAAAGTTATGTCCCAAATCTATAACTGCGATTAGTAGTGCTTATCCTTATGTGGATCAATTTCAATTTCATCAAAGAGATGGATATGATAAAACATATAAGTGGTTGATTGAACAAAAAAATCATTATAATTTTTGTTTGTCTGACAAAGATTCTGAAACATTTAAAAGAGGTGGAGCAGACGAATCAAAACTTTTGAGACTTGGACTTGGTGCTCAACATAAGAATTTTAAATTTAATGTTGAATGTGAAAAACCAAATAAAACTTTATACATGGCAAAAATTGAAGTTAGAAAACGTCAATGGGTCTATCAATCAATTGATAGTATTGAGTTTGTTGGTAGATATTCTCCCACAACTACATTTGATAAACTTCACAAAAGTTATATTGGAGAGTGGACAACAGAACAAAAACATGAAAATGTAACCAAGTATGCAAATTTACTTCTTCTTTCTGATGGTGAAAATGGAACTCCGCTCGTAATTAAAGAAGCACTTGTTTCTGGTATCGGTGTGGTTTGTTCTAAGTATGCTGCTTATGATTTGGATCATAATCTTCCATTTATTACAGTTGTTCCTGATGATAAATTAAATGACTTGAATTATGTGAGTAATGCAATTAAAGAAAATCGTGAAGTATCTGTAAACATGCGACAGCAAATTCGTGAATATGGTGTGAATAATTTTTCTTGGGAGAATATTGTAAAACCTTATATTCAAACTATTGAAAAATTGGAGAGTTCTCAGTGAAAATCTGTATTATTGGTCCTGGTTTTTCGCAGATCCCACCAGTTGGTTGGGGTGCGGTTGAAATTGTAATTTGGGATACAGTAAATGCCCTAAAAGAATTAGGTCATCAAGTAGATATCATTAACACTACAAATCCACAAGAAATTATTGGAACAATTAATCAAATCAATCCTGATTTTGTTCACGTTCATTATGATGATTATGTGTTCTTATATCCATATATTCAGTTTCCAAAAGCAATTACAACACATTATGGTTATCTAGAAAGACCAGAAATGTATGGTGGATATTCATATAAAGCAAATGGATTTGCAAACATCAAACCAAATGTATTTGCTTTATCGGAGGGGATTAAAAATATCTACCAAAATCAAATGAGAATACCCGAGAATAACTTATATGTTGTTCCAAATGGTGTAACCAATGATAAATTTAAATTTACTGATGCTCCAAAATTTCCAGATAGAAGCATCTATCTTGCAAAAGTAGATTACAGAAAACGTCAGTGTTTATTTCAAAATATCCCATCAATTTATTATGCTGGAAATATTGTAGATGAGAGATTTGATGTAAATAAAAATTATCTTGGTGAATGGTCAAAAGAAGATTTATATAATAATTTAACTGATTATGCAAATCTTATTTTACTTTCTGATGGTGAAGCACATCCACTGGTTTGTATGGAAGCACTTGCTGCTGGATTGGGACTTGTAATTTCTGAATGGGCAACTGCTAATTTGGATTTGAATAAAGATTTTATCACAGTCATTCCAGAAAGTAAGATTATTGATTTGGATTATGTGTCATCAAAAATTGAAGAAAATAGAACTATATCTTTACAAAAAAGAAATGAAATAGTAGAATACGCAAAAGAATTTGCTTGGAAAAAGCAAATTGAAACTTACTATATCCCAGCTGTAAAAAAAGTTATACAAAAATCTAATGGATAAAAATAAATCAACCTATAAACTTCAAGGTATTGGTCCAATTTATTACCTCAATCTTGATGGACAACCAGAAAGAAAAGATTATATGGAAAACCAATTTAAATATTGGGAAATTGAAAATTATACTCGTATTTCTGCTTATGATGGTAGAACTGATGATTTGAGTGATATTATTTCTGGACGTTATCCAGATAATATGATTTCTGGTGAAATTGGTTGTACTACATCTCATTTGAAAGCAATTAAGCATTGGATGGAAACATCAGATAGTCCATATGCAATTATTATGGAAGACGATGTGGATTTGGATTTAATCAAAAATTGGGATTTTACTTGGAAAGATTTTTATTCATTAATTCCTTATGATTGGGATGTAGTGCAACTTGCTATTATTTGTACTGGACCTTTACATATCAAACTTCATAAAAGATTTGTAAATAATTTTTCTACTGCTGCTTATATGATTACTCGTCATCACGCAGAAAAACTTTTAAAGTTTCATATTCGTGGTGATAAGTACAAACTTGATAATGGAAGTAGACCAAGAGCAGTTGCAGATGATTTGATCTATAATTCTGGAAATACTTATTCTATTCCTTTACTTCTTTATAAAATTAAACTTGGTTCTTCAATTCATCCAGATCACGTTGATGCTATTCATAGAGCAAGTTATGAAGGACTTCTTAACTTTTGGTCTCAAAATGGTGCAGGATTAAAAATTAAAGAATTGATGGATTATGATCCGTATTTGGGAAGAATTACTGAAAATGTTCCTGAACCACAACAAAATCCTTCTTGACAAGTCTTTAGATTTGCTATATAATTCTGTAATGTTTCGTAACAAAACGAAAAAATGACTGTAACGACTAATGAGTTCGGGCAACAAAATATGTTTGCTAAAGAACCCACGATGTATATCTCTGATGCTGATGCCATTAAATATGGCATGATGACTCATAACGAACGTGCAGAGCTTGCCAACGGAAAATTTGCAATGCTTGGATTTGTTGCCGCAATTATATCTTATGCGACAACAGGACACCTCTTTTTTGGTGTCTTCTGATGTCCGAAGTTATTTTTACTATTACTAGTGTTGCCTTCTTTGTGCTTCTTTCACATTCAATCAATCAACTTTCAGAAACTTACTAACGGAGAACTAAAATGAAATTCGGATTTACCCCTGAGGCAGAACTTCTTAATTCTCGTCTCGCAATGCTTGGGTTTGTAATCGCAGTTGGAACTTATCTCACTACTGGGCAACTAGTTCCTGGAGTGTTTTAAAACACTAACACAAATAAGTAATCATACCTATCCCCACTCTAAATATGAGTGGGGATTTTTTTATTCACAAAAGAACTTTCAGATGGTCTATCATATTCTTGAAACTTATTTTGTGATTGGTATTATTGTTTTCATAATTAATACTGCAACTTATAAATGAAAAATAGTCGAGTATAGTGTATAATAAATACTTGATAATGAAAAAAGATGATTATAGTTAATGGAAATTTTTAAGAAGTCTATCAAGTATTCTAAACCTTTAAAGGATTTAGATAACAAGATAAAAAAACTTGATGAAAAACTTAAAAATACTGGAGTCATTGATATTGAAGATGACTCTGAAATTTTGTGCATTCAAGAAATTTCTTCTGAAAAATTACCAAAAATATATGATAAAGTAGAAGTTCGGAAAGAAGAAGGAATTTCGTATAATTGGAGAGAATCTTTTCTTGCAGAAGAAACTGATGATGAACCTGTAGTAGAAGATGAGACCTATCATAAAACTATAGGTAGAGTTGAAAGTTATATTTCTGAAAGTAATAAAGAACTGATTGAAATAAGAGACCAAGTATTTCAAGAAATTTCCGAATCTACATTATTAAATCTTCCAGAAATCAAATGCAAGATTGAGAAAGTATTGAAAATTTATGATCAACTACAGGAGGGTTTATTAAATGAGCCACCTGAAACTCAAAACTCTGATCCTCTAACTCCACTCAATCAAAAGTTTGTAACTACTGAAGATTTAAATAAGCATTATTCATTATTTGTCAATCGTATTCAGGAACAACTCTCAACTCTTGGGGGTGGTGGAGAAACTCGTTTAAAATATCTTGATGATATTGTAGGTATTGCTACAAATGCAAGTGCTTATGGTGGCAAGTATTTACAATGGAACTCTACAACCAATAAAGCAGAGTTTGTGTTTGTAAGTGGTAGTGATTATGCATCAACGGCAGGTATATCAACTGTTGCACAAGGTCTTACAGGAACACCTAATATTTCTGTTGGATTTGTAACTGCTTCACAATTGCAAGTTAATGGTGGTGGAAATTTCACCGGTATAGTAACAGCATCATCATTCTCCGGTAATGCATCATCAGCAACTTATGCTACAACAGCAGGAATTTCCACTTATGCTACTAATGCTGGTGTTTCTACATCAGTTATAGGTGGTATTGGATCTGTTACTCAACTCAATGTTTCTGGTAATCTTGGCATAGGAACAGTTGGAATTAATTCAGTATTCTCAACAACTGATATTCAATCTTGGTATTATACCAACAAATCAAAATCAGTATCTGGTGATGATGGAACACCACAAGGAGTTTATGTTGGTGCAGCAGGAACTACAATGTTTATTGTTGGTGATGCTAACAATAGAATTATACAATATGCTCTTTCAACACCTTATGATGTAAGTACTGCTGGTGTTGCTGTTACATATTTTTCCACTGCATTACAAGAAACTGTTCCTACTGGAATTGATTTTGATCCAACTGGAACAAAAATGTTTGTTTCTGGAACTACTGGTGTTGCTCCACTGATTGTTGGTGGTGATTATGTTCATGAATATTCATTATCAACTGCTTGGACTGTTTCCAGTGCTGGATACACAACAAGTTATAATGTAACAGCACAAGATAATACTCCACAAGGAGTTACTTTTGGTGATAGTGGTTCCAAGATGTATGTTGTTGGTAATACAAATGATACTGTTTATCAATATTCACTTTCTACACCATACAGTCTTGCTTCTGGTGTAACTTATGATAATATTTCACTGGTTTTAGGAACAAATCCACTACTATTAGAAACTAACCCAAGTGATATTTCATTCAATTCCACAGGAACTGTATTATGGGTTTCTGGAAGTTCAAATGATAGAATTTATGAATTCCGTTTAGGAACTGCTTGGGATATTTCTACTGCTGTATTTTATGATGATGTTTATATTGGATTTAATGAACTTTTAGTAACTGGAATTCAAGTCATACCAGGACAGAATATTGCTTATATTGTTGGTTCTAACAGTGATACTGTATTCCAATATTCAACAAAGACACCAGCAATTGAGATTGCTTCCAGTGGTATTTCAAGTGAGACTTCAATTGTTCTGAATAATGAAACCAGAGTAAAAGATAAGTTATATGTAAAAGGACTTGCACATTTTGATAGTAATGTTCTTGCACAAGGAAGTTTGACAGTTGATAATGCCATAACAATATCAGCAGGTTCATTAACTGTTTCTGGTGGTACTATTACAGCAGGTAACAATGCTGCAGGTTTGCTTAATGGTAATACTGGGACTAACATTACTATGGCAAATGGCCAAACCACAGGAACTTTTTCTCTTGGTGGTGCTACCCAAACTGGTACTATGTCTGTTGGATTATCAACAGCATCACAAATCACCAACATTCAGGCAGGTGCTAATGCATCTGCAACAACCAAGACAATCAACCTTGGTACTGGTGGTCTTTCTGGTTCCCTTACTCAAATCAACATCGGTCCAACTGCTGGTGTTGGTACTGTTGTTATTAACTCTGGAACTAATCTTGGTATAGGAACCACAAATCCAACATCAAAACTTACAGTTATTGGTGATGCATCTATCAGTGGTTTAACAACAACCAATAACTTATATGTTGCTGGTGTAGGAACTTTCTTATCATCAGGATTAAATATAAGAAACCCAGCAAACACTTTTGGTTATACAATTGCTGGTGATGCAATTGCTGCTGGTTATACTCTCACATTACCAGTCATCACAGCAAATACTGGCATTGCAGTAACTGGTTTAGCACAAACATTTACTGCATTACAAACATTTGCTGGTGGTGCAACAATTTCTACAGGTGCTATTGTACATACTGCAACTGGAAGTAACTTTACTGCATCTTCATATACAATAGGAACAGTTACAATTGGTGGTCCATCACAAACTGGTGGGATTACTTTAGGGCAATCAACCGTATCACAAATAGTAGGTATTGCTACTGGTGTTTCTGGTGTAGGAACAACCAAGACAATCAACCTTGGTACTGGTGGTGCTTCTGGATCCTTTACCCAAATCAATATTGGACCAACTGCTGGTGTCGGTACTGTTGTGATTAACTCTGGAACTAACTTATTAGTAGGAACCACAACACCAACAGGAACAGCATCACAACCACTACAAGTTACTGGTGGTGGTTATGTTTCTGGTTCTGTTGGTATTGGAACCACAAATCCAGTAGCAACTCTTCAAGTCAAAGATGCACTTGCCTTTGAGACTACAAACACCACAACATCATCAACCTCACAAGTTGCAGTAGATACTTTTGCAACAGCAACATTCCGTTCTGCAAAGTATCAGGTTCAGATGACTTGCCCAGGACAGATTGCAACTCTTGGTGGTATTACAACTGGTGGTTCTGGATATACTGCTGGAACCTTTAATGTAACTTTCTCCAACTCATCAGGAACAGGAGCAGCAGCACAAGGAACTCTTACAATCTCAAATGGAACAGTATCACAGATTGGAGTAGGAACTACTGGTGGTTCTGGATATATTACTGGTGATGTCTTAACTGCATCAGGTGGTTCAGGACTTCAGGTTTCTGTTGCTTCTACTGCTTCTCCATCAGGTGCAATTCTTACATTAGGTGCAATCACAAGTGCTGGAATTGGATATACTGCTGGTGTTGGTGTAGGAACAACAACACTCACATTCTTGGGAGGAACAGGAACTGGTGCAGTAGGACTTGCAACAATTTTTGATGGTGTGATTACTTCTGCAACATTACTACAACAACCAACCACAGGAACTGGTGGAACTGTTTTTTATTCTGGTTCTAACTATACAACTGCTACTGTTCTTACAATTGCAAAAACTGATGTAACAAATACTATTACTGATATTACTGGTTCTGTTGGTGTCTCTACATTCACATCACTCACAGCACACGGTATTGGAGTGAGTGATACTGTAAGAGTTTCAAGCACTTCTAATGGACTTACAGCAGGAACTAATTATTTTGTTGTGACTACTCCTACTCCAACTACATTTACTCTTGGAAGTTCTGTTGGTATTGGAACCACATTTACAACTGGTTCATCATTATCAATTGGTTTCTATCGTAACAGTGCAAATGCTGGTGGTTCTGTTTCTTATCTAAATGCAATCACAGGTGTCTCTACAAACTATCAGGTTTCTGATTTGTTAGTATTACAGAATGGAACAACTGCTGATTTTGTTGAGTATGGAACTATTGCAAATAATGATGTTCTTGGAACCTTTGCTGCTGATATTTCTGGTGCAAATACAAGACTATTATTAACTCCAACTTATGCAACCAATACAGTTAAGGTTGCAAGACAGGCAATCACAGTATGAGTATTATAAGACAAGGATTTGAGAGTGCTGATTTAGATGTTCCAGTAGTGCTTCCAACACTCAATCTGGACTTTGCAAACTCTCAAAGTTTGGATAGTAGAATTACATTCAGCAGAGGAAGTATTGGAACTCGTGTGAATAGAAATGGATTGATTGAAACTATTGCAGCAAATCAACCAAGATTTGATTATGACCCTGTGACTGGTGAGTGTAGAGGACTTTTGATTGAGGAGAGTAGGAGTAATCTTTTTACTTATAGTGATGATGCTGCAACTGCTTGGGGTATAAAATCTGGACTTACAGTATCTGCAAATACTGATATTGCACCTGATGGAAATCAAACTATGGATACTCTTGTTGAAGATGCAGCAAGAAATGATAAGTATCTTGAAAGACAAATTACTGTAAATGCTAATCAAAATATTACTTGGTCTTGTTATGTGAAACCATTAAGAAGAACTAATATCTTTTTAGTCATTTATGATGGTGCTTCTTATAGTAATAATGTTAATTTTAGATATGAGTTTTCTAATCAAACAGTTACTCTTTCTGCTGCTTCTGGAACAGGAACTTTTGGTAGTTATAGTGTAGTGTATGTTGGTAATGGTGTTTATAGAATGGTTCTTTCTGGGCAACCAACCACATCAGCAAGTACAAGTGTTAGAATAAGAATTGGTTTTGTTAATCAATCAACAACATATACAGGAACTGGTGTTTCTGCTGCTGCTGTATGGGGAGCACAATTAGAAACAGGAGCATTTCCAACCTCCTACATCCCCACAGTAGCATCCACAGTAACCAGAAGTGCTGATAATGCTTCTATGACTGGAACTAACTTCTCAAGTTGGTATAATCAAAGTGAGGGAACAGTATTGAGTAGTGTTAATTTTATAGAAAATCTATCTTCAAGTAATTTTGCATCAAATAATATTTTGTATGGAATAAATGATAATTCCACAAACAATAGGATTACTTTATTTGGATTGAATGGATTTAAGAGTATTGTTTCAAGATATGTTATTTCTGGATTTACTTATCCAAGTTCTACTGTGGTTATAAGTTCAAGAAAAAATAAATTTGCACATTCATTTAAAACTACTGGTGTCTCATTAGTAGGTAATGGTGGGACACCATCCGCAACACAAACAGTAACCAATACATATCCAACAGTAAATAGATTAGAAATAGGAAATCAAATAGGAACTTTCTATCTCAACGGAACCATAAGTCGTCTCACTTACTATCCAAAAGCACTTTCACCAGCAGAATTACAATATCTAACACAATAAGATGACTAAAATACTTTCCAACAAATCCAATATTGATTTAGATTATCCAATCTGTCGTCCAAGTTTGGATTTAGATTTCACACAAGAAGTATTAGACCCACGCATTACATTCAGCAGAGGAAGTATTGGAACTCGTGTAAATCGTAATAGGTTGATTGAGACAGTATCTGCAAACCAACCAAGATTTGATTATGACCCTGTGACTGGTGAGTGTAAGGGACTTTTGAATGAGGAGAGTAGGAGTAACTTATTAGTTAATAGTGATGATTTTACAACTACTTGGGGTCCAAGTGCTGTTAGTGTTTCAAGTAATGTTATAACAGCACCTGATGGAAATACAACTGCTGATAAATTAGTAGAGAATACTTCATTTAGTTCTTTTAAGTTTGTTTTTCAATCAGTTGGGACAATTGTTGGAACTTATACAGTATCTGCATTTTTCAAAGCAGGAGAAAGATTTAGTGGTTATATACAATTATTAAGTTCTGGTGGTAATGCTACTGCTGGTTTTAATTTGAGAACAGGAACTATAACTGGTGGTGCTGGAACCAATACAATTACTCCATATGGTAATGGTTGGTATAGAGTAAGTTCTACTGCAACATTTACAAGTGCAACTGCAACAGTTTATATTGTTTTATATAATAGTAATGCAATTAGTAACTATACTGGTGATGGAACATCAGGCATTTATGTATGGGGAGCACAAGTAGAAACAGGAGCATTTCCAACATCTTATATACCAACATCAGCATCTACAGTCACCAGAAGTGCAGATAATGCTTCTATGACTGGAACTAACTTCTCAAGTTGGTATAATTCAAGTGAAGGAAGTGTTTATATACGAGCAAATTCTAATAATTTAACTTCGGGAGGAACAATATTTATTGCATCAAATGCGTCTTATAGTGAAAGATTTGCACAACTTTCTCTTACTGGAAATGTTGGTTATGGATATGCTTCAACTTGGTTTACAAATAATAGTATTATTGGTGGTGGTGCATTTACTTTAGTTGGAGATACATATGCAAATGGTGCGTATAAAAAAATAGCATTATCTGGAATTGCTGGAAATTTTAATGGAGTTTCAGGAAATCAAGTTTTATCAACTAAAAAGACAAATCTTTATCCTACTGGAATAACTCAAGCAAGAATTGGAAGTTATAACAATAATGTTAGTTATTTAAATGGAACCATAAGTCGTCTCACATACTACCCAAGAGCACTCAAACCAAATCAATTGCAGTATTTAACTCAATAAGATGTCTATACTCTCACAGTTCAAGCAATCACAAAACACAGATTTTCCAAATGTTCGTCCAAGTTTGGATTTGAGATTTGCACTTGCGAAAAAGTTAGACCCACGCATTACATTCACTCGTGGAAGCACAGGAACTTATTTTGGTTCTGATGGTCTTATGAGAACTGCTGGTGTGAATGAACCAAGATTTGATCACGACCCAATCACAGGACAAAGTTTAGGACTGATGGTGGAGGAGAGTAGGCAGAACTTATTAGCTAATAGTGATATTGAAGGAACTGTTGGAGCACAACCTACTGCTATGTTTCTTGCTGGACCAATTAATGGACAAACTGCTGTTGTTTCTACTGATGTTTCACTTGGACCAAATGGACAATCTTGTAAGCATACAAGAGGAGTTTATGGAGATAATAATATTGGATATATTCCCAGTGCTGCTGTGGTTGCTGGACAAACTTATGTGTTCTCTGCCTATGTGTATATTCCTTCATCACAAGCAAACAATTTTATAGGAAAAACTTTACAATGGAGTTTTGAAAGTCCTAACACAAGTAGTACTAATCCTTCTGTTGATGTGAGAATTATTAATAGGTGGCAAAGAGTTTATGGAACTTGTATTCCTTCTACTACTGCTGCTACTTGGGTTTTAAGAACAACCGCAAATGCTGGAAGTTTCTTTTATACTGATTGTTGGCAGTTAGAACTTGGAAGTCTTCCTACTTCTTATATACCTACAACTGCCTCCACAGTCACAAGAAGTAATGATTTTGCTTGGATGATTGGAACAAACTTCTCAAGTTGGTATAATCAAAGTGAAGGAACAATTATAATATCAACTGATAAATTATATTCTGGAAACTTTGATTATTATAGACATTATTATCAAATTGGTGATGTTACTGCTAATAATGGTTTAAGCATATACACAAATAGTGGATCACAATACATAACAAATTATGGAACTACTAATGGTGGAAGACAAGTATTTGATTACCAACAAATATTTGTTGGTTCATCACCAACTCAATTTAAAATAGGGCAAGCATTAAATTCAAAGTATTCATTTTTTACATCTTCAAAAGGAACAACATCACCACAACTTCCAAGTAAATCAGCACCCAATTCTCAAAATAATACTACTCCAACAAGTGTAGATAGAATGTGGATAGGTAGAAAAGTAAGTGGTGGTGAAATCAATTCACATATTGCTCGTCTCACCTACTACCCAATTCAACTCACCAATCAACAACTTATCAACTTAACGAGTTGATACAATCATAAATACTAATAAAACTTATTATGTTAGATTACTACCTAAAATTTAGCACAGAAGAAGAAGCATTCCAAGCATTCAAGGAAGCAGGTTATACTTCCCAAGATGAAGAAGGAAAAGAGTTTGTAATCTCTGCTACTCATCAAGTCTGTGTTGATTTAGTTGGAACCATTTATAAAGGTGGTAAGTGGGAACCAAATGCAGAAGGTGAAATGATTACAATTGAAGAACCTGTGAAACTTGATGGATACCACGTAAATGTAAGAGTATTGAGTGGTGATATTGCAGAAACTTTGAGAACCTTTGTGATTGATAATCCTTCCAGTCCTTATCGTATTTTTGGGTAATTTATAAATGGCTAACTTATTTGGAACAGGCATCAACCAAATCCCTACAAATGGAATGTTGGGAAACCTTGCGTTCCAAGATAAGTCTTATGTGGGAGTAGATGCAATAGGAATTGGAACTACCTTTGTTGATAGTGGAACAGTAGGGCAACCACTTCAAGTATCTGGTGGTGCTTATGTAAGTGGAAATATTGGTATTGGAACCACAAGACCAACATCACCACTTCACGTTGTTGGTTCTACTTTAATTACTGGAATTACAACAGTTGGTTTAGGGTCAACATCAACTCCTCCAAGTAATTCACAATTAAGCTTTGAACTTACTAGTGATACGAACTTAAGATTTAAAGTTAGAGGGTCTGATGGTGTTTTAAGAAGTGCTAATATAACACTGGCATAAACCCCTTGACACCATAGGCACTAGGTGCTATGATAAATAGATGTTAAGGAATCAAAACATTTCTTAATCTTCTGTAACCGAGATCATCAGAAGTAAAGCATCTCTCATACCTGTACTGGAGGGTGGTACAGGATATATTGTAACTGTTCAGTTCCCCCTGAATTCATACTTACCCTTTAACAAATGACTGCTACTATTGCTACACGCAATT